CCATAAATAAACAAGTATATTCAACACCAGCAGGGCCTACTTCGGTTGGGCCGATTAACGCCCCTGTATTTGAAAGTATTAAGGCTAAATTACAAACAATGTTGTCAACCTTAAATTTTACTGAATAATGTCATATTCTCTTTTCAAAACTAATATGAAATCAATGATGGATGATCCAGATAGTATCGGGAATTTCCAACAATTCGGTAAGAAATTAACAGACGAATATGATTTGTTAATTAAACGTGGATTTCAAAGTCAAATAGATTCTGTACCAATCGGTTCAGCAAATAAACCAGCTATGGAACAGTTGGTAAATTTAGCGTTAATGGCTATGTTACAACAAAAAGAGGGTGAACATAGTATAGTATTTGAAATCGGTAAAGGTATCATTATGTATTGGACGGGTGCTTCATTAAGTAGTATGCCACCACCAATAACACCAGCTATTGGATCTATTGTGAACGTATCAACCGTATCAGCTCCTGTTCTAAATTCAGGTACATTTCCAAATTTAGGGCCGAATTCACCAACGGAAGATACCGCTGATTTAATAGATAATTTAATTGATGCTATCACCATTCATTTAACAACAATCACAGGATTATATAACACTATATCACTATATCCAGCTGTACCAACACCCACACCAGCTCCAGGTGTCCTGCCGTGGACTGGATTTACCATCCCGTAACACATTAATTATGGTGTAATAGTAAAAATATATAAATGATATATTTATACTTAGACAACAAATTATAATGTAAAATGGACGTAAGAAAATTAAGAAAACTTATTGAACGAGTAGTTGCTAAGGAAGTTAAAAAACAATTACCTATACTACTTGAACAAATGGGCACAGCTCATTCAAATAAGAGATTAACTGAAGTTGATGAGGTTGAGGTGGATCCGTTTAAATTAGCCAATGCTGTATTAGAACAAGACAGAGGCGTTGTGAATTCCACATCACCACCAAATGTTAAAATGAAACGATTAAGTTCAAATCCAATGTTAAATGAGATTTTGAACGAAACAACACCATTTAATATGACACCAATGGATTCAGCAATACCAGTTGATTCGGATGATAAAACTGTAAATTTTGATACAAATATAGCTGAAAGCGGTATTGATGGTCTTAAAGCTCAAATGGCACAAAAAATGGGATATGGTGATGTAGCACCTATTAATACACCAGAAAATAGTGGTATGGGTGTTACAACTGGATTATCGGGATTGGATAGAATATTAAACCGAGATAATTCAGAACTTGTTAAACGGTTCAAAACACGATAAAGGAGATTGATTTATGTCATATGAGATAGGTTCGAAACTAGTAAAAGATACGGTTGAATTTAATAATTATGCGTATGGTATTGTGTTACCCGTTCAACGTGGTAATACTGGATATTTTAAACAAGCATTTACTTCGTATGATCAGGCACGTGCAAACTTATTGAATTTATTATCTACAAAACGTGGTGAACGAGTAATGCAACCATTATTTGGAACAGGACTCCATTCAATATTATTTGAACCAATGGATGATGCATTTGAACAAAAATTACAAGATACTATAATCGAGAGTGTTAACTACTGGTTACCATATATCACGGTTAAAGATATAGATGTTGATATGACGGATGTAATGAAAGATAATTATACATCAAATTTGAAAATTGGATTCACGGTCGGTACAGATATAACATTACAAGAAATAACATTTACAATACAAGGATAACAAGTAATGGCATTAAATAGCATAATTAAAAAACGTAATCAGGGAAGGGATATAAAATATCTTAACAAGGATTTTGAAAGCTTTCGTAAAAACTTAATTGAATATACGAAAACATATTTTCCTCAAACTTATTCTGATTTTAACGAGTCATCACCTGGAATGATGTTCATGGAAATGGCATCGTATATTGGTGATACATTGTCATACTACATTGATGATTCATTGAAAGAATCAATGATGTTATATGCTGAGGATAAAGAGAATGTGGTAAACTTAGCTAGATATCTTGGATATAAGTCAAAAGTTACAACACCTGCGTTAGTACAAATAGCAGTATATCAATTAGTACCATCGGTTGGTACTGGTGATGAAAATTCACCTGATTCAAGATATTACTTACGTATACGTGAGGGTATGTTAGTAGAATCACGTGATACAAGTACATTATTTAGAACAACGGAATTGTTGGATTTTAATGTAGTAGATGGACGAGAAATTAGTGTTCATGAGGTTAGTTCCGTAACAGGTGAACCAACTTTTTATCTAATAAAGAAATATGTAAATGCTATCTCAGGTACACCAAAAACAACAACAAAGACATTCACATCACCAGATCAATTTTCTGAAATTGTTATTAGTGATACCAATGTGATTGATGTGTACGATGTTCGTGATTCAAATGATAACAAGTGGTATGAAGTACCATATATGGCACAAGAAATGGTATTCGTTGACTACGCACTATCAACACAAACTGATTCAGGTTTAAGTACATACAGTACATCGGTATCAAATATATTACGATTAATTAAAACATCACGAAGATTTACTACTCAGGTAAACTCGGATAATACCACAACATTGGTATTTGGCGGTGGAAATTCAACAGCTGGTGATGAAACTCTAATACCAACCTTTAAAAATGTTGGTTTGGGGTTACAATCATCAATAGATAAATTAGGTGCATCATTTGATCCAGCCAATTTCTTAAAAACACAATCATACGGACAAGCACCAGCTAACACCACATTAACAGTATCGTATTTAGTAGGTGGTGGTGTTGATTCAAACGTAACAGAGGGACAATTAACACGTATACAATCAATTGAGTTTGAGGATGATACCAAAGTATTCTCAGCTGATCAAGACCGTTTATATCAAAGAATGAAAACTACTATAGCAGTTGAGAACGAAACGGCTGCTACGGGTGGAAGAGGTGCAGAAACCGTTGAGGAAATTCGACAAAACGCACTGGCAACTTTTGGTTCTCAAAATAGAGCCGTAACAAATCAAGATTATCAAGTGAGAGCATTATCATTACCACCAAAATATGGTGGTATTACTAAGGCACACGCAACCTCAACCAAAACCCCAGGCCATAATTCATATACGGTTGATTTATATATCTTGGGATATAATTCAGATAAAAAATTAGCTTCATTAAATACAGCTGTTAAGGAAAATTTACGAACTTATATCAATGAGTATAAAATGTTAACCGATTCTATTAATATTATTGATGGATTTATTGTAAATATCGGCGTGGATTTTGAGATAAGAGTATATGGTGGTTATAATAAACGAGAGGTATTAGTGAGGTGTATCGAATCGGTTACTGATTATTTTAATATTGATGATTGGACATTTAACATGCCAATTAACATAAGTGAACTAGAATTAATGATATCAGGTATAGAGGGTGTACAATCTGTACCGAAGTGTGATATTACTAATAAATCTCAAGGTACATACTCACGGCACTCATATAATATAAATGAGGCCACCAAAAATAAAATGCTTTACCCAAGTTTAGATCCATCAGTATTTGAGGTTAAATATCCAGGTACTGATATACAAGGTAAGGCTGTGTAAAAAGTAAAGGAAATACAATGTATTATTTCATGACAGCATCAAAAGATGCAACAATATATAAACAACAAGAAACCCAAAATTCTGGGTTAGATGAGGTATTAGAAATTTCAAAAACCTACGTGGGTTCGTTATTAGATATAGCACACACGTTGATTAAATTTGAAACGAGTACGGTTGCTTCATTGATATCAAATGGTGAGGTGACTGCATCTTCGGTAGAACTTATTCTCCGTGAATGTGAAAGTGATGCAGTTCAAACTGAATATTCGGTATACGCATATCCAGTATCACAATCATGGGAAATGGGACTCGGTACTAGATTTGATGATGTTACCGTAAATGGTGTAACGTGGAATCGAAGAAGAACCAATACAAACTGGTTATCAGGTAGTTATGCCACGGGAACAACGGGTTCAGCAACAGGTGTTGGTGGAACTTGGTATACGGGTTCAGAGGCAACACAATCATTTAATTACCAAACAACGGATATAATGATGGACGTTTCATCATCATTATCAGATTGGATAGAGGGTACAATTCCAAATGAGGGATTTATATTGAAATTAAGTGCAACTGCTGAAAATAATGTATTGGATTATGGACAACTTAAATTCTTTGGTAAAGAAACGAATACCATATATCAACCTACAATTCGTATAGGGTGGGACGATGCAGTATTTGCAACGGGTTCATTGACTGAATTAACGGCAGCTGATATTTCAATTAGATATAAACGATTAAAAACAAGATATAAAACAGGAAGTACACCACGAATTACAGTAATAGGACGTGAAAAATATCCATTAAAAACATATACATCACAATATTCATATACTGATGTAAAATATTTACCAAGCACTAGTTATTATCAGATTAAAGATGCAGTAACACAGGAAATACTTATACCATTTAGTGATTACACTAAGATTAGTTGTGATTCAACTGGTAACTATTTCAAGTTGAATTTAACTAATTGGCCTGTAAATAGGGATTACTACGTTGAGATAAAAATCAATAGAGATGGTGTAATAGAATATTTTACGGATGATGATTTAACATTTACATTAGAGGAATAATCAACAATGAATGAAACAGTTAGTATAAAACGAAGTATAACTATTGGTGATGTAAAAGGCCTTGTTGAAAATGCTCGTTATATTGAGGGTGAACTTAAAAAAACCATTGATGTGAGTATTACCGAGTTAATAAAACCACGGTCTAAAAAGAAAACTGCACTCATGTTAAAATCCGCTTATACTGAATTACAACGTAAATATGATGAGTTATTAAATAGAACTGATGAGTTAAATAAACAACATAATAAATCAAAACAGACAATAACTAAGTTACAATCATCTACTGAAACGGCTGTACAAACATCTGATGCTGATAGGAAAAGACGGGAAGAGTTGGAATTAGATGCTATAAATAATAACAATGAACGAATTGATTCTATTAACGAATTGAATGAATTAAAAGAACAATTATTACAATCTAAACTTGATGTTATAGATTCTAAGGTAGATGGAATACGTTCGACTAAATCACTTGATAAACGTAGTAATTTTCAATATGAATGGAAATCAAACGAAAGTGAAACAGAATTCAAATGGACGACATCTCGTAATTCAAAACTTGCAAGTAGTAATGAATTCGGATCACTATATATTCAGAATAATCACATTGATGGTATGAATATTACAGAAATTGAATTAACAATTACAGAAGACCCTAATGATGATGGTAAACATGAAAAATCACGTAATATATTGAACCACGGGCCGTTTGGGTTCACGGATGAACGAGTACCGATAAATATAAAATCAGTAAATATAGAAGCTGGTTCTAATATGACAATGCCAATATTTGGTGGTAGTGATATTAGTGGTAATTCAACTAGATCAATAGTTCCAAAAGGACATAGTGTATTTATTACGGATAAAACGTATAGGGGAACGGTACAATTGTTAGTAACATTTGAAAACGGTGATGTTGAAAAATCCAAAGTTATACTATGGACTGTTCAAAAGAATAAAGACAAAGGTGTTGATATCACAACCAAACAAAAGAAATCATCAATTCCTGATAAAGTAGTATGGCCGTTGACAGAAACTGTATTAAATTCTACTAAACCAGTTAAGGAAACTATACCAAGAGTGATATCACCACGTAAATCTGCATCTGAAACCGTAAAGAATATTACTCCTGAAGTCGAATTAGAAAAGAGTATTACACCAAAATCTGAACTGAAAAAGAGTATTGTACCGAAATTCAAAACAAAAACGAATATAACACCACGAACTAGTCTTAAATAACATTTATAATGGCAATATCACGATTTAAAGAAATAATAGATAATAAGGGATATAAAATAACCTTAGCTGATAGGACGATTTTTGAACGAAGTGTTAATAAATCACCGTTTGGTTTGGATAGTACATTACCTAATCAGCATAACAGTACCGATATCATTGAATTTGTATTATTTGATTCAAATAATAATCAATTACCACAAGGAGATTCGGGTAATTTAGTTAGATATGTTTATTTAGATGATGCACATATCAATGAATACATTACCATATCAACCGTAGATGATAATAAACACATTGATTCAAATCAATATGTAATAAATGCAGAAAAATTAATAAAAGATGCAGGTTATTCAAATGGAATATTCAACGTACAGATTACTTTATTAAACCGACGTATTGGAACTGATGTAAAAATTGAGGATAAATTGTGGATACATGAGATATCACCATCCCGAACTGAAATACGTGTGATTCCAGTAAAGGGTGAAACCGATGAAACCGTTGTGGCTGATTTACAAGAACGTTATAATCTATTTTTAAGAGATGGACAATTTAGAGATGATACAATACATTTTGTTGATGAATTCATAGAACAAATTAACTTATTTAAGGTGTTATCTAATATGTTAGTATCAAGGGGGGATGTAGTTTCTGGCAAATCATACATTGATAGAATTAAAGAAGAGTTCAAAATTTATAATTTTGATACATTTCTGAACGATGTACGAGAAAAATATACAGAAGCCATGATTTATTTTGTATCAAATTGTGATTATAATGTACTGTCAATAAACTACGGAAAACCACTACCTGACGATGTTAGTGTGGAGTTATCGGTAACCGAAATATATGATAAAGCTGTTGATATCATTGCATCAATTGTAGATGTGATATTACCAAAACGTGAGATTATTAAAGATAGTATTTTTGTTGAGGAAACTCACATTAATATTGATGAACTTAAAGAGATTGATATAATTAAACATGATAGACCACCTGATGAGGGTGTTGTTATTGATCCTCCTGTTACCAAAACGTTTTACGTATGGTCGGACTACGGAACTATTAAATATTTTAATGAGAATGAAAAATCACTTATAATTAAAGGGGTTGAATATGACGAATTAACTATAACATATATCGGTAAACCTACATTTAATGGTGATATTAGAGAAATACAAAAGATGAGAATATCGGATAAAATTTGTAATGATCCACGAGCTTCTAATTATGGTGAAGTGGGTGTATGTGAATATAAACGAATAGATATGATTACTCATAAATTACGTGAGGATAGAGATATTACAGTATATAAAAAGACACATGATATAAAAAAATTAACATTAGATAGTAAAGATACGAAATTGCATATTAAACATTCACCGATAGAATTGAGTAGTAAGGATACACGAATAATACCAGAACCATTACCATTACCACCGACAAAGAAAAACGAACATACAATTTCCACAAAAGAGGGTGGGATAACAGTCAAATCAACTGGTCAAACAAAAGATAATTAATTATATTTATAAAGAGATGATAGATTCATTACAATGGCAGAACCAACACAAAATACAACATCACGTGAAACATTAGATTCAAAATCGGAAACTGGTTTAAGTACTCGTACAAACATTGAATTGCTCAAACTAACTTCTCCAGAGAAGGCAGTTGAAATAGATACATCAACGGGTGAATCTATTAAAATTATACGTGGGTGTACTGATCCGAATTCACTAAATTATAATCCAAATGCAACAGTTGATGATGGTAGTTGTACGTATTTACCACCTACTGATAGTATAATAGTGGTATCGGTGAATAGCGTACCGCGTGGTACAACAATTCAAATCAATGGAATAGATACTAATAAAATAACACCATCTCAATTACGATATACTGATAAAGAACTATTAACCCCACGCGTAATTACTGTTATCAGACCAGGCCATGTTACACTTACAAAATATAGAATAAGTACTAAAAGTGTATTTACTGATCTTAAAACAATTACTAAGGTGGTGGATAACCCTTCAGTTGAGGTAACTACATTAGAATCCAAACCATCTATCATATCAGAAAAAACCAAAGCACCCGTTATATCTGAGACAACTTTGAGTGGTAAAGATATATCAAACCCATTGACTACTGGTGCAGATCCAATTTTATTCGCATTAGAAGAAAATGTTAGGAAAACCACTGCAACTGATGTTACACTTGGATTGAAATCTAAGATATTGGATAGAACTTCACCTACAAAGGTTGTAACCGAGATTGATAAACCTGTGATGGGTCATTTTGAAATTGTATTAGAAAAATATATAAATGGGAGATGGGTTCAACAACCAATCAAAACATTATCTGATATAACAGATTCTAATTCTTCAAAACGTTCTCTTTCACTATCATTTGGATCA